GCGACCGCCGGTCTGCTGTCCGCCAATCATCGTGCCTTGCCGCCTTTCCCGATGCCGTACTTGTTGCCGCCCTTGGTCTTCGCGTAGCTGCCGCCGCCGGACTTCTTCTTCTTGCCGCCGCCCTTGCCCCCGCTGACCGTCGAAGTGTCGAGCGGTTCCTTTTCGGCAGCTTCCACCCGCCGCCACGATGCCTCGGCTTCCCCGCCGTGCAATTCGTCTTCTGCCGCGCGTTCCTTGGCCTGGAGTTCGCCCAGCTTGGCCAGGTATTCGCCCCTCAAGTTGTTGTCTTCTCGATCTCGATTGGTGCGGTTGTAGCCGAGTTGGTTTTGCAGCGATCCCGAGTAGAGGTGCCCCGCGGCTGCCATCGAAGTGAGCGACCCTCTGTTGCTGCGCTGGAAGCTCTGCTCGAGGAGTGCCGCCCGCGACCACGGGTTCGTCTGGTAGTCGTTGAAGCCGGGGTCCAATCCGTACTCCTGCTGCAGCGAGAGTCGGTTGGCGGCGATCCCGATCTGGGAGTTGGCGAATTTCGTTCGGGCTCCTGACACCGATGCCTCGTAGGCCGAGTCCCAGGGCATAGGCGTGGGCGCTTGGCTGCCGGCACTGCCTCCGGCTCCCGCAGCGTTCGCCGTACGCCGGAGGTTTTTCGCGTACTCGGTGTTCTTGACTTCGCCCTTGGGGTCCCACCCCTTCGGTGCCGCTCCACGGCCGCCGACGGAGCGAGCTGCGTAGAGCCCGGCGCCAGAAGCCGGGGCGGTGACGCCTCCGTTGGAGGCCACTTTCGGGTTGGGTTTGATGCCTTTTGCCATAGATCAGGTCTGCTTGATGTTGAAGGTGAATGAGGAGTCGGCGTCTTCGATCGAGGAGCCGGCAAAGTTGATTCCGAAGGTTTCGACGGTGAACTCCGTCTTGGACGGGCCGCTCACGTTGAGCCAGGTGGCAAGGCCGGTGCGGTTCGGGCTCGCCACCATGACCGCCGTGACCGGCAGGGCCTTGTCGAGGGTCACCTTGTAACGACCGGTCGCCGTCTTCGCAACGGTGAACCCACTGCCCGCTTCGACGGTACCCGCCCCCGAGACGCCACCGGCAAGGCCAGCCGCGTTGGCCGAAAGATCCTCTCCTTGGATCGGGAATTTCTCGGCGATCTGCCGAAAGTTCTGATCGGTCGCCGGGTCTTTAACTGCTTGCAGGGATAATGACAAAGCGCTACGGTCCTTTCTACGTAAATGCCCCGGCAGCGTGGATTAGACGCTCCGGGGCCGACACCGGGAGGTTCCCCCGATGCGACTCCGATTTTATCTGCCCGTCGCCCTTGCTCTCCTTGCCTGCGCGACCGCGCCTGCCGCAAACGCTTCCAGCCTCAGCCATCGTCAAGCGGTCGCTGAGGTCCGCGCGACCGGCGGAGCCGTACGAGCCTGCCGCCGTCGCGCCCCAAGACACTTTCGATGCTGGGCGAGCTACTGGTTTGAACTGCGGGAAGAAAACGAAGACGGGAGCGATCCCCGTGTCGAATACTTCTCTCTGACCTGGCGGGTTGAGGTCGGTCTCAAGGGAGCCCGTGTTATCGAAACTTAGTCGCTGAGGGCATGTTAGAGCCGCTCAGTCACCGAGGACAAAGACACGTAGTTCTCTGTTCTTTGCCGTTATGGAGCCGGTGCTTGCCCGGAACCGCACGCTGACGGTGTAGGTTCCCGCCGCCGCCTTTATCAGCACCGGCCCTCCCGAACTAGAAACAGCTTGCCCGGTGTCAACTGGGGGACCGAGTTCGCCCTGTGAAGCAGGCGTGCCCTGAGGAGTGAAGTTGGCATACCGAAAGGACGTGGCCGCATTAAGGCCACCAGCGTTCGATTCACCAGAAAACTCCTTCAGTTGGTTTTCCCCCAGAAAGATCGCCATGAAGCCGGCCCCTTCCGAGCTGACCTTGACCTGGGCGTGGAAGTGCACACCGATTAGACCGCCAGCCGGAAGCACGACTCCCGTAACTTGGTCCGGCGTGGTCAGGGTGCTGAATGCTGCATTCGCCCGGCTCTCTTCCTCCGCGATGATCTTCGGCGTGTACCACTTTCCCAGTGCCGGAGGCATTTCTTCTTCGGCTCGTTCGATCTGCCCTTTCAGGAAGAGATCGTTGTCTTCGACGTCTTTCCATTCATTGGCCCCGGTCTGGTTGCGCTTCGGCAGGTCTTCCATGTTCTCTATCCGTTGACGGTCGAGGGTTTGCGGGTCTCTCGGACGTGGTGGTCGATGCGGTGGATTGACCAGCTCTGGTCGAGAAGGTTGTTAGAGAAGTAGACCGAGAAGGTCGTTCCCCTCACCGCGACCCGCCGCTCCGCGGCAGTCAGGCCGCGAGGTTCGGCCCACTCCGATTCGTCCCACTGCGTGTCGCCCCATTCAGGCGCGGTCTGGTCTTCAAGAGTGAGCTGCTCGACTTGCCCCACCGACCTCCGAAAGTCGTACCCCACTGCCATCGAGACGGTCCCGGTGCCCCAGACCTTCTCAGAGCGAATCGTCTTCACGTCCGGGCTGCCGAGATCGAACCAGCCGCTTCGCCAGTAGGAGGAGATCGGAGCTCCGTCGTCGTTCGTGACCGCCAACCTGTGGCGGGCGATCTTGTTTTTCCCCGCGGCGTAGCCGAAGACAAGCTCCTGGGAGGCGCCTACTCGGAAGCTGGTCAGCGCTCCACAGGCTAGGGAATAGAGGCTCCACCATCCCGAGCCCGGGTCGTATACCAGCGTTCGGTCGTTTGCTTCCACAGTCGGGTAACTGAGGTAGAGGCGACCCTCGTGGATGGTCGCCGCGCAATCGGTGATTGAAGTGTGCGCGAGCGTGCCCCCGGTGAAGAAGGGGGATGCGCCGCCCGCCCAGATCGGTTCGATCTTTCCGCTGATGAGCTGCGGTGCCTGCCCCGTCGTTCGGTAGACGCCACCCCGGCCCATGAAGTACACGCCGCTTGCATCAGCGCAAAGCGTCTCCGGGGCGACCAAGCCAACTCCGGTGTCAACCGTGCGGTAGTTGAAGACCGGGTTTCCCCGACCATCGGCGGAGACCCCCCAGATGACGAAGTACTTGGTCTCTTTGAAGACGAAGGTGAATTCGCCCCAGCTGATAACCCCCTGGATCTCCTCGCCGTCGCCTGGCGCGAACTGTTCGGAGTTCTCGGGATGTGCTTCGGTCCCTTCGGTCATCCAGCTCTCCGGATTCCCCGGCTCTGAGAAATAGGCATGGGCCGGCGAGGAGATCGCCCCGCCGGGCCCGCCGCTGTTGGTCCTGAAGCCCGTCGCGAGGAGGCGGTGGTCTTGCGGCAGCACCGCCAGAAATCGAGCGGTGGGCATCGCTTTTCCCGAGATTCCGTCAACGGACGCGGTCGGCGTCGACCAAGCAGAGCCATCCCACTTGCGGATCGCGTCGGTTCCGTTGCCGGCATAGATCACCTCGGCGGTGGGAGCGCCAAACCGGGCAAAGCCGTAGGGACCGTCCGATAACCCCGTCTCAGAAGCAAGCACTTCGCCAGAGACGCTAAGAGCCTCCAGACGGGAGCCACACCCTGCGATCAACTGCCGGACGCCTGAGGATCGATAGAACGGAGAGAGCGAGTCGACCCGGTTGGTGAGGGTCGCGAGCGCTTCGTATCCCGCCCGCTGTTCGATCGCCCCGCGGTCCGTGAACGACACATCCATGCAGTCGATGCACTCGGCCGGCGACACGGCATCAGGCTTGTCGGTGAGGTTGAGCCCTTCGCCGAATCCCTGGAAGGGATAGCTCGTGTAGCCGCGCCCGGCCATCAGCCCATCGCGTCCGGGTTCGTGACCTCAACGAACTGGTACGGCCCGTCTCGATAGACGTCGAGCAGCGCTTCCCGCATTCGGTTCAACCGGGCCTGGAACTTCGCTTCAGCGCTCTGGGAGAGTTCCCAGTCGTCGGAGTCCTCGTAGGCCCTGGCAACTGCCGCATCCACGATCATCGAGTGGTAGCGCGCCGGCAAGACCGGGTACGCCTCGCCCTCGAGCTTGGGCGGCGTGGCGAAGTAGCGCACTCGGAGTTCGTCGGTGCTGGTCGGGTGGGTGGTGAGGATCCTGCCGCCGTCGAGGTAGTAGAAGACCGGGGCGCCTTCTTCCTCAAGGTTCACGGAATCGTCGGTGATCGCCCGTCGCTCCAGCGGAGTGAGCTTCCTCCCCTGGGTGACGTTGGTAACCAGTTCGATCGACCGGATGTCCGGGATTTCAAGCGGAGCTGGGCCGAGGTATTCAGCCTCTAGGAAAGGCCAGTCCTCAACCTCGCAAATGTCGAGCAGATAGCCGTCGTTGAGAAACCCTTCGGCCTTCGCGTCGTCCAGGTAGTCGAAGCCGCGAGCCTTGAACTGCTGTACGAGCGTGCTGAACGGAGTGCCCTGCTCGACTTCGTCGGGGCCGAGGACGAGGGTCATCTAGGCCCTCCGCCAAAGGGACCCGTCGAACATGTAGCGAGCCGTGCTCGGCCCGGTGAGGCCGTTAGCGATGTTCCCGCTGGTCCCCAGTTTGGCGGTCGACGGCAGGACGATCTGCATCTCCTGGCCCGCTTTGCCGAACTGGAGGGTCGTGATTTCGTTGGTCCCGGTGTATTCAGCGACCCGCGTCATTGGGGCGGCGACTGCGCTGGCTGAGGCGATCGTGCGCTTGACGGCGTTGTTTTCCACCCCATCGTTGGTCCAGATGTTGGTGAGATCGCAGCTGGTGTTCGGGGTTCCTACGATCACGCTCCCGCTCGCGATATTGCAATACGCCGAAATGAAGCTGTGCGCCGAGCCGTTGGAGTCTTTCGTCTGGAACTTGAAGCAGCCGTTGATGCACCCTTCGATCTCTACGTCGGTGATCCGGAAGGAGAAGGCGTTGTGTTCGGGATCTCCGATGACGAACCCGATTTTCCCATCGTCTCCGCCCCCGTCAAAAACGAAGCCTCCGCGCCAACGGACGTTGTTGCCGATGTAAACGTCGCCTTCGCGGGCGCCCTCAGCGGTGCAGCCGTAGTATTCGCCGTTCCACGCCTCAATCCCACGTTCGGGGTTGCCGTAGGAATGGAGGCCGTTCCACACCGAGATCGTATTGACGGTCAGGTTCTTGCCTTCGTCGGATTTGACCCAGATGTCGGTCCCGTGGGAGTCGTGGGGGCCGTCGAAGACCCAGCCTTGGTGCTTGGCATCGAACGACCAGATGTTGCGGAAGCAGCCATCCTCCGGGCGAGTCGAGGATCTGTTGTTGCGACTCATCCGCGTGTGGAAGTTGATGTAGCCGTTGCGGAACTCGACGTTTTCCACAACCGGGCGCGGGCCGTCAAGATCGACGGTGGTCGCCGTGGATTCGCTGTTTTCGGCGAGGTTGCCGTCGATGACCATGTTGCGCAGCGCGACGTTCTCGGCGCCGCCGCTTTCCCCGCCTTCGCCGAGCCGCTTCGACTTCAGCAGCGGGGCCTTGGAACCGGGCTTCGTCCGCAGTTCGGTCCCCCACCCCGCGCCTTCGATTTGCACCTTGTCGTTGACTTCGAGGTTCGCCGCGTTGTAAGACCCGACCGGGATCTCCAATGGACCACCCCGTGAACCGGCCAGATCGAGGGCGGCTTGGATCGCTGCGGAGTCGTCGGCGGTTTTGTCGCCCTTGGCTTCAAAGCGGCTCTCTTTGACGTTCAGGGTGGCCTCGCGGATGACTTCAATCGCGTCCACCGCCTCTCCCGAGGCCGCCTCCCAGGCGAGGGTCTCGTTACCAACGCGGAGGTCGTATGACCCCGGCTCAACAAAGGGCGTCTTGCCGCTCTTCTTCGGCCTTCCGGAACTATCGGTAGTGAGGGGCTGAGTGAGTTCCGCCCCTCCGGCTTCTGCGTCGTACACCGTTGCCAGAACCGCGGTTCCGCGCTCGTAGACATACACGCTGAGCCCGCTCGCGAAGCGAACGGGCGCGGTGGGTCTGAAGATTGGTTCGGACAGCGCTACGCGACTCATGAGACTTTCCGCTTAATCCTTTTGCCTTCGCCGTTGTAGATGCGGCCGGAGACTCGCCGGCCTGCCCGCAAGTCCTGAACGAGCACGTCGTGCTCCTGTTCCTTGCGGAGCGCTTTCGCCCGAGCCCGCTCCCGGGTTTTCACCTCGTGCTGGCGGAAGATGCGGTCGGCCACCTCGGGGCGCCGCATGTCCCGCTCGGCCATTTCCATCACCACCCGCGAATCGGGTTCGCGGTAGCCGCCGTCCGGAGCGGTAATCGGCACGAACAGCGGGACCAGCCCTTTCTTACGTACGTGCCAGCGACCGGGCACCGCCCCAGGAGGAAGGATCTCCGGGGCGGCGTCGTGCCGGACGAAGACGAGGGACAGATCGGGGTCAAGTGCCGTCAGCGCCTCGCTGATAGAACGCCCCGCCTTGACCTGGCGATCCCGCCAGTCCTCTGCCTCGACCATCGCCCGGATCTCGGGCGGGACCAGTCCGAACGTGTCCTTCATTTGCCCCGGGCGACGATCTGGACTTTGACCTTGGAGAGGTCTTTGGCGGATTCGACCTCTTTGCCCGTGGCGTTGTCGATCGCGTGCAGCTTTTCGTCGGCCGTCGTGTAGTACACGTCGCTGACCCGGACGGTCGAGCTTTCCGTGCCCGCAAGCAGATTCACGATCGGAGGGCTGTCGAGGACGCTGAGGCCGAGCTGAGCGACCGTCAACGGCTCGCCGCCCGCCTGGTAGGAGTTGTCGAAGGTGACGTTGGTGATGGTCTCCCGCTGGGAGCCGACTATGCGGTACGGCAGCCCACCGGAGTTGACCGTTTCGGCTGAGAGTGCCATCGAAGTGGTCCTTTCAAGCGCAGGAAGACCCGCCCCCCACGGAGGAGGAGCGGGTCTATCCCGGCAGCGCTTATTTGAGGTTGGAGAACCGGTAGAGGTCGTTCCGACGGTTGGTGGCGAGGTTGCCGCGGTAGGTGTACTTCCCCACGTAGGCGTCCGTGCCCTGGCTCCAGACGAGGATGTTCCCGCCCGTGATCTTGTTCTGCCAGTAGCCGTCGTTCATCGCGACCATGAACAGGTGGTCCCAGTGGCCCATGTAGAGATCTTCGTCCGGGCAGTCCGCATCGGCGAAGATTTCCATTCCGTTCCACTTGGTCGATTCGGTGTCGCCAGCGCCGAGGTTGCCGTCGCCGGCGTAGCGAACCTGCTGCTGCAGCTGTTCGTAGAACTTCTGCACCTGCTTGAGGCTGGTCAGCATGAACGTCGATTTTTTGCCGCGCTTCTGTTTGATCTTCGTTTCCGCCGAGAGCAGCGCCGAGATGGTGAGGGGGATGCTTTCGGAGTTGACGTTGGCCTTCCAGACGCGCGACGTCGAGCTCGACAGACCGCCGAGTTCCCCGGTGCCGACGATGTTCCGCATCCCGTTCATCTCTCGGCTGGATTCGCCGGAGCGGCCCTTGGCCTGGGAGATGTAGACGGTTGCGTCCTCCGTCGTGACGTTGCCGGAGGCAAGGGTCACGGCGAAGTTTTCCTCATCGACCGCGGTGATTTTCGTCGGCCCGGCGATAGACGCCTGGCTGGCTTTCGTGCCGACTTCGACCGGCTGTTCCTCGAACAGCCAGCCCCGTTCGATCGCGATGCGACCGGTCGTGGTGTCGAGGTCGAGGTTGTTGGACGAGGAGGCACGGCATTTCGCGATCAGGGCCGTCCCGTCCATGTAGAGCTGGCGGGTCAGCTGGCGATTCGCGTCTTCGATCGCCCCGTCGATCTCCGAGGTGGCGGCGTCCACGATCGCGCCGGCATCACTGGTGCCGTCGATCGCCTCGCCCTGCACCGCAACCTGGATGTGGTGGTGGCGGTATTTGAAGCCGGCCTTTTTGTAGCCCTGCTGCCCGGCTTCGTTGAGCGTGCCGCCGCCTTCGGGGAGGTTGGTGAATCCGCCGTTGCGGCCGTCGTGCAGGACGACTCGGGCTTCTTCGCCGACCTTGTACTTCTGGGTCTTTTTCACTTTGGCCAGGAACTCGTTGTCCTGGTACAGCTGCTCGACCACCTGTTTAGGTGCATAGACCCGCTCGAGCGTCGGGTTGAGGGATTCAAGGGTGGCAGCCACGGTGGCTTCCTCCTGATGGGTTCGGGACCCCTCTCAGTCCTCAAGACCAGCGGCAAGTTGCTCGGCCATCCAAGCGTTCCGCTGCTCCTTGTTCTTCGGAGAGAGGTCGATTTGTTCCTCTCCCACCGCTCCGGCCGGGGCTCGTGCTGCCTGTTTCTTCGAGGCCAGATATTCGTCTCGGGCACGGCTCTTGATGCCCTTGAGGGCATCGAAGGCGCCTTTCAGGTTCGGTTCGCCGCTTTCGTGGCGGTTCGCCTTGGCCTGAGCCTCGACCCAATCGCGCTCCTCTTTCGGGAGCTTGAGGTTCTCGTCTTTTTCGAGCTGGTCGATGGTGCCGTTGATGAACTGATGCTCCAGCCGTTCGAACTCAGCATGTTCCTGAGCTTCGTCGCGCTGCTGGAGGTCTTCGCGGATTTCGGCGATTTCTCGCTGCGTCCGCTCATCCGGGTCTTCGAACAGGTCAGGTTCTTCGGGCTCTTCTTCGGGCCGCTGGACGTTGACGCCCAACTGCTGGAGAGCCTGAATCTGCGCCTCGGGGCCATGATCGCCCTTTGCCGCAGCAAGCACCTGATTGTTCCGGTCGAACTGGGGTCGGAGGTCGTTGTACCTCTTCTCCCAATCCGTGGTGGGTTGTTCTGCTGCCCCTTCTGCCGGGGGCTCGGCTGCGGGTTTCTCTTGTTCAGAGGCCGCATCAGGAGGCGTCTCCTGCGGAGTGGTCGGCTGCTGCTCGTCCAGCTCGGGTGAACCGCCTCTGATGGGCGCCCAGCCTTGCTCGGCGAGCTTCGCGTTCCAGTCGACAGGGGCCTGGTCTGCCGTGGGTGGCACTTGGTACTCCTTGTGTGAGCGCTCGAAGCCCGTTCTGGGGTCCGAGCATGGGTTAGGGGGCGCCGTGCCCTCCTCGCGGGAGTGCTTGGCGCGTATCCCCTTAGGCCATTGGCCTAAGACTGTTGGAAGGGTTGGGTCTGGTCGGGGAGCGGCGGTGGGCCTTGCGGCTTCGCTGCGTTGTTCATCCCGAGCGCTTCGGCTGATTCCTGCTGCCGTTCTGCAGCTTTGGCTTCGCGCTTGACCTCGATCTCCAGGAGTGCCGCGTAGTAGGTGTTCGCAGCCTCCTGGGAAGGCTCATCCAGATCGTCGTACTCGGTCGACTTCATCCAGTCGGCGAAGACGTCCTTCTGGACGGTCACGTTGTCGAATTCACGCGGCATCCATCCCGGGATTTTTTCGCGGGGGACCTGTTCGGCTTCTCCCGTGGCGGGGTTTTCCTTCGGTTCGGTCCCGGGGTCCTCGTTCAGGAAAGGCCGCCGGCTGGGGGAGCTGAAAAGAACCTCTGGGCCTTCGGTGATCTTCTGGATGATGAGGTTGGCCCGCGCCACGTCCCGTTCGTAGGAGTCGATCAGGTTTTCCGCGGTGCCGTTGTTGATCGCCGCCATCGCTGCGTGTGGAGAAATCCAGCCGCGTTCGGCGAAGGCGAAGATCTTCTTTTCGACGCCTTCCCGGGTGATCGGTTCGAGCGAGTCGGGATTCACACGGACGTCGGTCTCATCCATGAGCTGGGCACCTTCAAAGTCGCGGATTGGCTCTATCCCGCGCTCTCCGCGCACCTTGAGCAACCGCGGCTCGGTGTAATGGCGCTGGACGAGGTAAAGGGAGTGGCGACCCAGACCGGAGTGGAACTTGGCGAGGTTCTTGAGGAAATTCGCCCGGCGCTCTTTGTCCTTTTCTAGAAGCGCCTGGATGCCTCGGCCGGATTCGACCTGGGCCGGAATGTCGTTCTGGGCGGCGATCCGCGCCATGTCACCGATCGCTTCGTCCTTGAGCCGGAAGAGCTCGGGCGGGATCGGGGGCACCGGGCGCCACTGGGCTTCGCCGGAGCCGCGGGCGTAGAAGACCGCCCCCGGCTCATCGTTCAGCTTGTTCAGCAGCTTCATGTTCTTGAGGAGAAGCTGCGGGTTGAGGGCCAGATTCACCCACTCGGAGGTCTTCGACACCGACTGGTTCAGCTGGCGCTGCGAATCGAGGAGGTGGCGGACCAGCCCGAGATCGCGGTCCTGGTCGGGGTCCATCGCGTAGGAGATCCTGTGCAGGACCGGCTCATCAAGAACGTTGCCTTCGTTGTCAATGCACGGGTAGGGCCGTTCGTTGACGATGACCCGTTCATTGGCGACGGTGATCCAGCGCCCTTTCGGGTACTTCAGGGTCGGCCGCTCCAGGTAGTCCTTGACCATCACGAGCTGGGCCTTCGGGCTCAGCTCTACCTCGGAGTCGGCGTTTCGCGCATCGCAGTCGAGCTTTCCCCCCAAATAGCCTTCCAGCGCTTCTACGGCGCCTGGCTCCATCGCCTGTTCGATGCAGAGCCACCGGGAAGCGTCGAACTTCAGGCCCGGTTCCCAATAGACCTGATTGGGGCCGTAGACCCGGAACCGGATGTCTCCCTGGCCGACGCGATCACCGTTCTCGTCTTCAAGGAAGGGGCCTATCGAGTTGTCGAAGTAGGGCCAGATGAACCCTTCGTCAGCGACGATCGCGTAGCGGACGGCCTGCTCGATCGCCGTTTCAAGGCCCCACTCGTCGTAGCCGTAGAGGAGAACCTTCCGGCCGAGGCGGGCTGCGGCGATCCTGCGGGGCTCGGTGCCCGAGGGCGCGACTTCATAGCTCGGGATCCGCTGCATCGCGGCGGCGACCTCCGTCTCCACGATGTCGAAGATGAAGTTGCGGGTGGCGCGAACGCGGTGCTTCTTTTTCCCCTTCTGGCCGTAGGCGGCAGTCGTGGTCGCCTGGCTTTCAAGGGTGTTGTCGGAGGAGATGAACTTGTACTGGTCCCCGCGCGCGAAGGCCAGGCACTCCTTCCGCTTCGGAGCGTCTTCTGCCATCGCGTCGTGGCCTCGGCGCATCCTCGAGGCCACGTCTTTCGGAACCGCGACTTTGCCGGGGTTCAGCAGACCTTGCACCACGTCGCTGACCGCCATCAGCCCTCGTCCTCATCGTCGTCAAAGTGGACGTGAGCTGCATCCGGCTCGTCGGCTTCGACAAGGGCATCGAAGACCCCCACCTCGGGCGCCTGGATGCGGGTCAGCAGCGACTGGCGCTCCTGCGCCCATTCGCGCTCTCGTTCTGCGCGTAAGCGTCTCTCGTCGCGCAGAGCGAGAAGAAGGCCGACCGAGAGGAAGATCAGGCCAGCGATGCCGAGGCAGCCGAAGACGTAGCTCATGCTTCCCTCGCGATCTTGAGTTGCAATTCGCGCCACGGGAAGCTTTCGAGAATCCCGCCTTTGCCGTTGATCGGTCCGGCGAATATGTCGAGAGGCAGCGCGGCCTGATAGGGCGCACGCTGTTCAGCCGTGGTGCCTTCGTTTATGTACGGTTCGAACTGCGAGCGGGAGGGACCGCTGAAGGGGTCCACGGTCGCTCCGTATTTCGTGTAGAGGCTGCGGGGATCTTGTATGTGGAGCTCGCAGTTCCCCGCACCGTCGATCACGACCAGGCCGTAGTCCCGGATCGCCTCGAAGGCGGCTACCCCGAGCGGACGGGTGATCCCGAAGTCCGAGGCGTGGGAGCCTTCGGGAAAGGTGCACCACGTGCCCTCGGGAACGGCGTCGACCGATCCGAAGGCAGGATTCGGCGTCACGTTGTCTTCCAGCTTTTCTCTAGTGTTGGTGCGCGAGTCGTTGGTGATAGCCGGAGCGCGATGTTCTTCCTTCGTGACCAACGTGCTCATGGCGAGGGCGTGGTCGATCGGCAGGCCGTAGGCCACCCGCAGTAGATCGCGGTGGGTGATGCATTTGACGCCGAGGCTCAGGCTGGAGGCCGAGCAGTGTCCCGTTTCCGGCGCGCAGACCCCGTTCCAGAGGGACAGGTTCGCCTGGTAATGGCCGGAGGTCGCTTTCCACTCGCCCCTCAGCGGGCCTTCCTGGAACTGGGAGAGGCGGCGGAGCTGCCATGACTCGTCAGTGGACGGCCGGCGGATGTAGGCCGTCGCGTCAGTGCCCTTCGCTTGCACCTGGCCGTGGGGCAGGAGCTTCGTCAGGGGCACCGGGACTTCGAGAAGTTCCAGTGAGTTCTGGCGGACGGTCGATCCGCGGAGCGTTTCTTCGGCGCCTTCCTGAGCGACGAGGTAGACCCGCCGGGTCGGGTGCCCTTCCTCGACGTTGTAGATCGGGACCGTGAATTCTTCCCAGCCGAAGCTGACGTTGAATTCCGGTTTCCAGCCGCCGTAGCCGTAGCCCGAGTAGCCGTAGAATTTGCCCGCTTCGGAGGAGCGCCCATAGCAGAGCTGGTTGGCCAGCTTCTTGGCGAACGTCTGGTCGCTGTCGAGCGCCAGTCCCTTGGTCGGGGACCGGAAGATGTTGGAGGGCTCGATAGTGGAGCCGAACCCCCGATGCAGTGGACCGGTTGCCATCAGGCGAGGCCCATCCACAACTCTGCCGACTGCGACGTCCAGTTGCCTTCTTCCAGGCTGCTTGGGATCGTCGTCTGGCTAGTGGTGTTGTAGGTGGCCGAGCGGAAGGTGCCAGCCGCGAGATTTGCGTTGACGAGCTGCTTGGTGGACGGAGACGCCTGGCTGGCGAATTTCGGGTTCGCCGTGCCGTTGGAGAGCAGGACGCCGTAGACCCAGCGGACGCCTTCCGCAACTTTTAGCGACTGACCTTCGGCTGCCGTCAGCGCCATCTTCTTGACGCGGTTTTCTTCGGTTAGGGCTTCTGCCCATGCCGTCGCTTGGTTTGCCGTTCGGCCGAGGGTGATGCCGGCCGGAGAGACCACGGCGCCCCAGCACTTGTTGGCTTCGAGGCCCGAGCCCGCCGTCTTGACCTCCGCAAGGAGGTACTGGAGCGTCGACCCCGGAGCCACCATTACTTTCGACGCTCGGATGACTCCGCTTGAAAGCTGAGTTCCTTCGCTGGCCGAGGAGACGGGATCGAAGGTCCAGCCCAGGAGGGAGTCGACAGACCACGGATAGAAGGGTTCGCCGGGTTCCCCCTGTTTGCCCTGTGGCCCCTGGCTTGCGACCGCTATCACTTCGCCGTTGAGGCAGAGCAGGTTCACTGCGTACCGGCGGTGAGCGGTCTTTTCGAAGGTGGGTTCGGTCCCGACCCATACTGCGTTCTTGACGCCCCAGTTGAAACCACCCGCACCGTTCTGTTCGACCAGAAGGGTGATCTCCTGGGCGACTCCTTCAGGGGCGTTGGCCACTTCGAATTCGGTCGCGCCTTTGAGGGTCGCGGTGAAGATGCGGCCTTCGGTGAGGTCGACTTTGACCAGACCCGAAACTTCGCCCAGCGCCTTCACGACCCCCGTTGAGCCGAGGTCTCTCCCCCCGGGGCCGACCGCGATCAGGCGCCCGTATTCGTCGGTCGGATGATTCCCCGGCCAGTAGGTCTCGAGTGCGGATAGTGGCCCCAATTTGGCTCCCTTCGGAATGAGGATCAGTCGGCCGTCGGTGTCGGCGGCGACGCTCCCCGCCCAGTACTTCTCGCCGGCCGCCAGTGCCATTTAGGCCCTCAGTGCCTTGACGAAGTCGGCTTTGACCGGCTTCCTGCCCTTTTTGCCGGTGACCGTCACGCCGCGCTCCTTGGCGAGCTTGCGCAGCTCGGGGACAGTCCGCGACTCGAAGGAGCCGCCGCTGCCGCCCGTATCCCCGCGTGGCTCGTTCTGCTGAAGGGCGGCGTCTCCGCTCAGCTCGGCGGGCGCGGCGGTCCGGTTCTGGAAGACCGGCATGACCGCGTTGTCGGCGAAGGTGACCGCGAAGGTGGCGGCTTCCGGCGCGTGGACGCTGATCGCCGCGGCGTTGTCGAAGGTCACCTCATCGGTCCCAGTGAGGATCGCGTCCTTGTCGTTGCCGGAGACGAACAGCTTGCCCGTCGCCAATCGGATCGACGCGACCTCGCGCTCAAAGGTGGTGCTGTCGCCCTTCTGGAGGGTGACGTTTTCGGTCTGGGTGACGCTGGTGGGGTTCTCAGTTGCGGTACTCATGCGATTCCGGCTCCTTCCCGAAACTCCTGGTATTGGACGGTGGCCTCAATGAAGTCGGTTACCTCTTTTTGGACCCGCTCCTCGAGCGCCTTTACCTGCGCTCGAAGAGCCTCGATCTCCTCCTGCAGCTCCTTTCGCGGAACCATGTCCAGGAGGTCGCGGGCCAGTTCTTCGACGTAGCCGACCCCGAGGTAGCCGTGCGGTCGGATCCACGGAGCAACTAGCCCCGTGTCGATCCACGGGCCCTCGTGGTCCTGCGAAAAGAGGCATTGAGACGGAGGCTTGGGCGCCTGGTCGACAATGCAGGGGAACGCTGCGTCACCCATCAGAAATTTGGCTCCTAACTAGCTAGGTGTAGGCGCCCATCGGGGGCGCCACTTCTGGAAACGCTTCCTCCCCGAAGGGAGGCTGGAAGTTCGGTTGGTAGGCGGTGCGCTCCGGCGGCTCCTGGTCGCCGTCTAGGTCGAACCACGTCCGGCTCATCACGCCGTAGCGCACTCCGTCGATCAGGTCGTGGCGCGTCCGTTTGGTCTGCGGAACCGCTTTCCATTCGTCCTGGCTTTTCGGATCGCGGGCGTAACGCTCGGCCTGCTCGATCGTGTCGACGCAGTTGTCGGCGAACAGCAGCTCGGGTGGATCGGCCTGGAGCCGGCGCTTGATCTCGAGGATTCCTGCCGCCCTGTTGTTCTGACCCCATTCGGGGTAGATCCCCTCGCGCTGGAAGGCAGCCTCGACTTTGTCGGCGTTGATGACGTTTTCGTTCCGCGCGGAGGGGTCGATCACGTAGTCGGGCTCGCCGTCGAGCTGCCACGCTTTGTTCCGGTCCTTGATCTCCGCGGCGATGATCGGGACCGTCGCCTTGTGGGGCGAGTACTGGTCGAAGACGAGGCCCCGGTTCTCCTTATCGAAGGCCATCCAGACGACGCCTGAGCGCTCGCTGCCCGGGTCGATGATGACGACGATCTCCTGGCCCTTCAGGTGGTCGGGCTCGATCGCTTCCGTGACGTGCCGTTGGCGATCGAACTCTTCGAAGAAGCGCCCGCCGAGGGAGACGAATTCGCCGTTGAGGCGCATTCGTTTCTCCTCCTCGGTCAGCCCGGCCGCGTAGCGTTCGATGGCCTCGGGGCTGTTGTGCGGATTGTCCTCCATCCGCATCTGGACGACGTGGACGAGAGGATCGGTGTCGCGCACCGCCCACACTTCGTCGTTTACCCAGGAGTCGGCGCCGAGGACCGGCGTCATGCCGATTACCTCTTCGCCGTCGGTGGACACGAGACGCGCTTTTGCCTCGAAGCGCAGGCGCCGGCCGTAGTCGCCATGCGGCTCCTCGTCCCAATGGATCCGGTGGACCGCTGCCGAGGCCCAGGCGTCCAGCTCCATCGCGTAGGTCTTGAAGACCACCGTCGAGCCGCAGGCGAGCCTCAGGATCGGGGTCGGCTGCGACTTGAAGGACTTCGACCACTCGCCCCCGATCAGAGCCTCTTTCGGGATCAGGGACCGGAAGAGCGGGATGATCGTGTCTTCGTGCTTGGAGAGCTTCGGGGCTCCGACCCAGACGTCGATCGGCTCGTGCCATTTCTTGTAGGAGGCCAGGTGGAGGGGGACCAGCTCGTCGGGGACGATCTGGATCACGTCGTCAGCGACAACGCAGTAGGTCTTCCCGGAGCGGTTGGCGGCGATCAGGCCCTTGATCCCGAGCGGCTCGACTTCGATCGCGTGGTACTCGAGCTGTTTCCTGTGGACCGGCGGCAGAAACGGCGAGTCGAGGTTGTAGAGGGCGAGCGGATTGTTCTTGCGGATCTCGTTGATCTCGCGGATCAGC